AGAACATATTCCGATTCATCGAGGTTAATATCTTTCCAATCAACTGTCTCTAGGAAATTTGTGTCCGGGAAGATTACCTCGTAAGATTTTTTCTCTTTATAGATATCCTTGACCACTTCGATCGATTGTCTCGCAACTTCCAGAGTGAAGTCCTCGAGCTCCTGCTGCATGAACAAGAAGCGATCATCCGAGTTCTGCATGAGCGTTCTCATGGCCTTACCGGAGTCCACACCCATGGGAACCTCACCCGTCGTAGACATCCTGGATACCCCTTCTTGTGCGTATGCATAGGCAATCAGCGCGTCAATATATTGCTGAACCTCAGGGTTTGTGGCAGGCGGCGTCACATATTGTGGGGGGGTTCCCGTGTAGTAAATCAACGTGCCAATTTCGTTGTTCATGTGTTGAGCGACTACCTTGGATCCATTCTCGAGCAAGATCTTGAAGCTCCCTTGCATCCACATGGAGCGTTGCTTCAAGATCATGTTCCGGTTGATCTCGCCCTGAAGATTTTGGCATCTTTCCGGAACACCCTGGCCGTAAAAGCCCAAAGGCCTTTTGGCGTATCTCATATGAGCAAATGGGAAATAATCCTTCCGCCGCTCTTCAACCAAAGACCCATCGCCTATCGTGATTACCCTGACACCGTCATTTGCATCCGCACCCGATTTCAAATGCCAGCTTTCAATCACGGTAATGAGATCGCAGACCGTCCCTTGCCCCCCCACATCGTCGTAGGTTGCAGGAGATACCAGCGCAATGTTCTCTTCAAGATCAGGGAAGAGTTCGAAGGCAATATCTCGGTCCATGATCTTGACCCGATGCAATTGGTGCGCAGGCCCTGACAATGTTTCAATCGTGTCCACAAAAAGCTCATGGGGTAAGGTCCGCTCAATGCAAACTTTGCCCTCACGGTCGTAAACGTGGAGGAATCCATCGCCCCAAATACTGGCATCGGTCCAGGAAATGACGGATTTGTGGTGAACCTTTTCCTGGTAAAACAGCCCTTGCGTGAACTTTGTGATCTGATCGGCCTTCATTTGCACTTCCCAAGCGGCACCGTTCGTGATGTAAGTCGGCACCACCTTATTCTTGGCCATCTTGGATTGAAGGGTATCGATGATTGATTCAATGACGTTGTAACTCATCCTCTGAGTGGTGGGACTAGATTGAACACTAGATGCCCGGGTAAAGGCCGTTCCAATCATATTGTAGGCATTCGTGTTGCCGTAAAGCCTTGTCGCCGATGTCAGTTGCTCAATTCTCGAACCCTGGTGTTGTTTAATAAAGAGAAGCGTGGCGTTGATTGCCGCCGCCATGTCCTTTTCATCAAGCGTCCACCAGCGGTAATTGACGTTCGTTTCTGCATGGTTCACTGGCTCCCTTAGGACCTTTCCTTTGCCGTCCGTTTGGGTCATGTTCCTGCGTTCTATTTTCTTGCTCATCACCACTCCTTTGGTGCGGGTTGTTTATTAATTCACTGGCAATGAAAAATAAACATAATCTCCACAATCGCATTTTATAAAGACACTAGTGTAATATTCTGGATTATTATCCCGTTGTGTTCTTAGGCTATGTTCTTTCTGGCATAGAGCACAGATTTTCTTATACTCGTCTCGGTAATTATAATCATCGGACCACTCACGACCGATCTCCTTTTTCCATTCTGCGATATCTTTATTATTTACTCTCATTTTGTAATTTCTCTTCATGAGCTTTCGCCTTGGCCTCGATCTCATCAAAGTAAGGTGTGGCGTAGTACTTTACTTTCTCAGGATCGTTTAAAATATCATCGCTTAGATGAGCAGGCGGCTTGAAGATATCCTCGATTTTTATGTTGCTAGGAGGGGCCAAAGGAGCCTGAGGCTGCGGAGGATATAGGAAACTGCCAACAGGTACCGATAATGGAGCACTGGGAAATTGGAGGCATATCTTCTCGCCCGCCAAGGTTAGGTCCAGACATTGTACCCCTGCTTCTTTCGCTTTGTTCAGTAAAATCAGTATTTCATCTAAGGTCATTTATGTTTCTCCCGTAGTTTTCTTATCTCCATAACGCTCATTGAAGGTGGAAGCGGATCACCGCTTTGTTTATGTTCGAATAACCAGGGGAATGTTTTTCGCAGGCATCGTTTCAACCAGGATTCTTTCTTAGGAGCATCCCGTTTCAAAGCCGCTTCTCTTATTATTTTCTGCTGAAATTCCTCATATCCCCGGCCATATCTCTTTCTATGCTGATATTCTCGAAGCTTCTTTGCATTAGCCTCATATTCCGGGTTAGCCAGGACCTTGTGGCCCCCTTCACTCACGTACTTGGCTTCTTCCGCGAAGAGAGCCCGATTACGCTCAATATTGCTCTGAGCAGATCGCCTAAGCTTCTCGGGATTCGCGTTGACCAAGCACCAGATTCCAAACGGAAGGACATCCTCTGGCTTGCTGTCTAGATAAATCTGGTAATCTAGCTTAACGCTATCAATATCGCGCTTCATTGATGATTGTCGGCACTCGACGCCATTGCCTTTTTGGCAAAAAAACAGGCTTCTTCCAGCTTTGTTTTACAGATCGAAAACTGTCTTCCTTCTGGACAAAGAATCTTAAGTTTTTCCAAACAGTCGTCAAATATCTCGGCGACCATTACCGCCTTGGCTTTTCCGTCTTCATTCAATATATGAAATGTAAATTCTTGATTCATGGTCTATCTCCTTTTGTTTAAATAATAGCTAAGGATATCCTCTTCCTCTAACCCCGCAGTCGCATACAAAGCTTCCCCGCGTTCCTCTGCTTCTTGCTTCTCAATTTGCCTTTGAAGAGAATCTTCCATTAATTTCTGGGTATGCGCAATATATTGATCCCGTTTACGGATATCGACCTTCGGCTTCTCGGGCTGAGACAGGAACTGGTAACAGAATCTCCAAGCATAGAGAGCAGCGTCACAGAGGTGATTAGCACAGTTAGGGTGCTCCTCCTTTTTAAGGGATTTGTCATTCCAGATAAGTCCCAGATACTCGTCCTTGAGCGGCTGGGTCTCAGGAGATAACTTGATCTTGGCTTGGATGAACTCGGCATTCATGATTTGAATGAAATCAACCTTACCGGTCTTGTCCGCGGTAGTAAGGCTAATGCCTTTTCGTTTTTGCATCTCCTTGACGGCCTGCTTATTAGCTCCGTCAATTACCACACGGTCGATTGGAAACATGCTCTGATACCACTTGATGTGGTTGGCAACGTCGGTGACATCCATCTCGATTTGCTTGTGGCAGTTGATGATGTAAAGGCATGGGTCGTGCTCATGGAATGCCACCAGGACGAATGCTGAGGGGTCAGGGCTATAGCCTAGATCCACACCAAGGACGTACTGCCATTTGGCCGTCGGAGACAGTCCTCCCGGGTATTCATTGCGGCCATAGGCGAATCGGTAAACTAATTGGCTTTCATCGATCACCCATTGGTTTAGGTACCATTGCTTGAATAGGGGCGTTTCCATGAACTTAGGCCTGTTCTTGGCGATGTCATCAAGCTCCTCTTGCCATTGATTGGCTACGAACGGATTGTCAAAGGCTGTCCATTCGAAGAGTTTCCATCCCGGCTCCGCTTTGTTGGTGATGTCGAAGAACAACCCTTTGGTGAGATTGCCCGAAGTGCCTAATAGGCAAATAGACCCCTGGTTATCTACGGTAGCAGGCTTAAGGATGCCATAGACGAGCCTTCTTAGGTCAATGGTAAAGCTTGCTGACTCATCGATCACTACAAGTCGGTATTTCTTGCCGAGAAGCTTCTCCATCTCAGTCTCATCGGAGTCGGCCCCGGCAAGCCAGATGATTGAATCATTGGGTAGGGTTGCTGTGAGTTCAGTCCCGTGGAAATCCATGCCTAAATCGTTCTTGCGATCGATGTCCTTGAGCACGTCCTTCCACATGATCCCTTTGGCAGATAGCCTGGTTAAGCCAAGGTAGAGGCAATTACATCCCGGGGTGCTCAAAGCCTCGTAGATAAGGTAGACCCCGCCAGTATAGGACTTAGCTGCTCGGCGTGTGCAGAATAGGGCCTTTAGCCTCCATGGGTCCGTAATGAACTCGTATTGCTTATCAAAGCATACCGACTTCAGGTCGAACTGAGGCGTTACGTTATGTGAAACGTATTTCTCAAGTATCTTTCGGCTTTGAGGAAGCATCCTTCAATTCCAATCGCCTTTGGGCTTCTGCCAGGAAGATATCGTCAGGGACCTTGGTTAGTTCGATATGGCTTCTTTCCACCTGGCCTAGCATCTGTTTACCTAGCCAGATCATCATGGCGACGTTCCCGCGTTCAGCTGATTTGAGCTGCCATTGGCGTAAAGACATTCTCAAATTAGATCGTCCTTTACGAACTTCTCCCGCAAAACGGCGTTCTATTGTATCCGTGGAACAACCGAAGTAATTTGCGATCTCCTCCCCTGTGCAACCTAGCTGAGCGAACTTCTGGACAAGCTCGCCGTCTATGTCAAGCTTAGGACGTGCCATCTAGGATCCTTTCAGCTCGTTTTCCGGTGTATTTCTGCCAGCGTTCCACAATGACTGCGCAATAGTGTGGATCGAGTTCCATCATGAAACAGCGCCGGGTGGTCTTCTCGCAAGCGATGAGGGTTGAGCCTGAGCCTCCATAGAGATCAATGACCGAAGCAGGGTTGTAGTCGTTCAATATAGTTTCAAATAGGCCAACGGGTTTTTGTGTTGGATGGACTCTCTCAGCCATTTCATCTTTACGATTTCCTTGTCTAGTCATCCCTGCCCAAGTAAATTTATATGTCTTTACTGCTTTCTTATCTATCGAAGTCCATGCCAATTCAGCGCCGCTAAAGTCAGTTCCTTCCGGCATCTCCTTATTCCACACAATCCAATGTGAATTATCTGGAAGTTTGGAAGCAAAATTATTTGCTCCCCAGATTATTGTTTGCGGAGCCAGAGTAAGTAAAAAAGACGGGTCAAATGGTTCATCATCTCCAATGATGGGCCTATAGGATCCACATTTTGCTTTCTTGTCATATTGGCCTTTTTCACCGTATCCGACTTTGCCAACACTATTTCCTCCAATGTTGCCGTCCGGTTTCACGACTGAAATCCCATAAGGCGGATCCGTAAACACCATGTCCGCTTTCTCGCCATCCATTAGCTTCTCAACGGCATCGATACTCGTGGAATCTCCACACATCAACCTGTGCCGACCCAGCTGCCAAATGTCGCCGGGCTTGACAAAGCTTTCCTTAACCTCCGGAACCTCATCTTCACCGCATTGAGGCGCTACCTTCTCTGCAGGCTCAACCATGAAATCCTTAAGCCCTAGCATTTCAATATTAAACTCTGGCCCTAGCTCAGGAACAAAGGCATTGATCGCGGCCAGATCCAACTCAGCCCATGAGGCAATGGCGTTATCGCTCACCAGGAATGCCATTTCTTGATCATCGTTCTCGAAGTCCTGAAACATGACCGGGACCGCTTCTTGTTTCAAAAGCTTCGCGGCTGCAAGCCTTCCATGGCCTGAGACGATGAATCCCGATTGATTCGAGACTATGATTGGATAGCGCCATCCCTGGTATTTGATCAGGTCAGCAAGCCTCTGAACCTGCTCCTTGGAATGCTTATTGGGATTCTTAGGGTGTGGATTGAGATTTTTCACACTCCTATAACCAACATTCATTTCCATTTTCAAACCTCGGGAGCCTGAGGCAGCATCTCAATTCCTTGAAAGTTGTCTGAGAAGATCACAAAGGACCTCTTGGTTTTCTTGGAAGTGACCCTTGCTCCCCATGGGAATACCTCAATGTCGGCGTCCCTGAATTGAATCGTGGACCTATTGCCCATGAGTTCAAAGGGCCTATGCAGTGATGCTACCTTCCCTTTGCCTAGCATTCCCGCTTCCGGTTGCTTCTGTTCTTTCGCTGCCATGCGAGTCTCCTTTGAATAGAATGAATGGATTAAATGTGAGTTCAGGATGCATTTTACAGTAATACGATATAGATAATGTCTTGTGGGTGTATGTTTTGGGACAACCGGCATCCCGGTATAAATCCTTGCCAATGCCCATGTTTCTGAAGGGTGCTTTTACATAAATGAAATGTAGAGCATTGCTATCGCTCACGCAAAACCCAATGATCACACTCGGGTCTTCGGTTAAAGCGGCAATTCGGACTTTCGTGTAAGGGTATTTCGATAGGATGCCATCGATGAGGTGATTGTATTCCTTAAAGAAGATGTCATTGTTGTTGAAGAGTTTACCGAAGGCCGATTTATAGCGGTAGGTCCTACACCATTTCGTATAGATGAAATTGAGATCATCCCCTGTCGCATTGCGTATAATCCAATCGCTCATAACCTTTTCACTCGGTACTCTCTGTTTGTATGGAAAAGGGACGGGATTTGATCAGCTCACGGTATTTCCTGATCGTGTCCTTAACCACCGTGTAGGACCATTTGAGCATGCGGGAGATGTCCTTAAGCTGTTTGCCTTCGGTGTAAAGCTCCAAAATGCTCCGGTCTCGTTCCGGTAACTCGGGATGGGTGTTTAGGAATTCC